ACCTTTTCTAATTCTTCTAACTTCCAATACTCAGGCCATACAGGTTTAGCTTTCTCTGATCCGTGGTCCATGATCGCCGGAAATTCGACCACGTGCCACTGATCAGCTTTAGCTTCCTTCTGGTTCTGTATCAGTTTTCCTGTTAGATCTTTATTAGACCATCTCGTCATAACGAGTACGATCTTACCGCCTGGCTGTAAACGCTGACGTGGACCTGATGTATACCACTCGTACGCTGACTCTAGTGCCGTTGACGATAGTGCATCTTGCTCTGAGTGTGGGTCATCTATGATAAGTAAATCTGCACCACGACCTGTTATTGCACCACCAACACCAGCAGCAAAGTATTCACCACCTTGTGCTGTCTCCCAACGTCCTGCTGCTTTTGAATCTTCTTGTAATCTTGTTTTAAAAATTTTTGTATAATCTTCTGAGTCGATTAGGT